ATATTATGGAAAATCAAGAAGTATTGAAGGCTATAGCTACCCTTGCTGATAAGGTGAGTCGTTACCACGAACGTTTATTAGCAGTGGAAAGAGAAAACGAAAAACTACAAAAAGAATTATTAAAACACAAAGAAATCCCTCACATACATACAATTCAAGGTAAGCCCCATAACTCCGATGAGACTGTTATGGTAACAGGTTTAGATTCTGATATGGAATGTGAAGCTTGTAGCGCCTAATTATTTAGGCGTTTCACCTAACATGTCTGCTAAAGAAGGCGCAAATATTTTTACGTCTCTTTTAATTTTTTCAGCAGTTGTAGAGGTTCCTGGATTATCAACATCAGCTTGAGCTTCTTCTTCTGAGTTATACTCAACACCTGTATCTACATGTGTAATAGTGGTTTCAGTTTTTACTTTATAATGTGGAATTTTTCTTCCATCCTCTGTTGTAATGTGTCCTAGTAATTCAGCAGGTTCAACTATCGGCATCTTCGTTTCTCCAATTTATGTTAAAACTAATAATAACTCTGTCATCATTAGAGTAATTTGTTTGTACTTCATGTTGTAACCATGAAGGGAAAAAAATCAAGGAATTTTCAACAGGTTCCCATTGTACGCTGTGAGCGAGGTGTATAGAGGCTTTATCTGTTTTTGGGGGTGATAACACCTCTGACTGTGGTTTAGGCTCTAGAAACACAATATTTCCACACTTTTTAGGAGCTTTAAGATAAAATACACCAGATAAATAGTTGTATGGATGTGTATGAACATTGTTTCGTGATCCTGGTGGATTTATCATACCCCACATACCAGTCATCTCAGGAACAAAATTATGTTTGACATCTAGGTGATTAAAACAATCTTTAGCATATTTTAATATGTCACCAACCAGAGGACGAAACTTTTTAATATTATATATTTCATCATGACTATGCCAACCACCAACATTGGACCGTGGCATGCCCATCTCATCTTTTTCTCGTAATTGATATATGCTATCAATAAGATGTTCATGGCCTTTAAGTTGTAGTGAAAATACAGGAGTAATAAATAGAGAATGTAAGTTAATCAGAGTTGTCCTTTCGTGACCTCCATAAAACTTGCTATAATGTGCACCTGATTGGCAGCATTGGCTTGAACTTTAAGAACATCACTTTCTTGCAGAACTAAAGGTTGTGTCAATAATTCTGTTGTTGTGTTTGTAGCAACACTCTTTGCTTTGAATACTTCAAAGGTTGCAGCTCCTCGGACAACTTCAACATCAACTAAAGTTGTTGAACCAGAGTCATTACAAATTAAAAGAGATTTTACTATATCCGTAGTAGGCGGAACGGGCGGTGTTGCACCAGCATCAGCCGTAGGAACTGTTATAATAGTTGTTAGATCTGTTGTGGTAATATCCACCATTGCGCTTTTGAATACATTAGCCAAGGAAAAAAGCCTCCGACTGTGATTCTTCTTTTAAATCTTGTTGGTAGTTTGTGTTGAGTAAAAGAATAATTTGATCTAGTAATGCAATCATTTGATCAAACTGATTAGAACTATACTCTTCTGTGGCATTTGGTAATCTTGTTATTGTTATTCTAGCCATTATCTTCTTCCGTCTGGTCTAAGTTGTAACTTAGTAGATCCAAGTCTCCAAGCTGTATCGTCAACTGTGTTAGTTTCATATTTAATTTTAACCGCTCTACCTCTCCCTCTTACATCAATCTTCTCTGTGGTGCTAGTGATAGTGCCTGTCGTACTTACGTTAGCCGCGGATTGTGGATACTGTTCTAATGTCAATGTTGCTGTCATGTTATTAGTAAGATTATCAAAGTCTGGAACTAATCTACTGACTGACATCAACTCATCCCCATCAGCAATTTCAACAGATCCAGTTGTTAAGAAAGCAGAAATAGCTGTGCCATCTGCTTGGTTATTACCTGACTCATGCTCATAAATATAAGAAGCTCCTGCAGTCAAACCTAATATAGTAGATACATTTGCTGTTACACTTGCATCATATTCTGTAGCAATTGGTTGTTCATATACATAAGCACCAAGCCATGTTGTTCTTCCAAGGTTGACAGTATACCAAGTATTTTCTAAATAATTATAAGCAACTGCTCTATCTATTTGTGTAGCATTTGCTGAAGGATAATACCAAATAATTTCATTAAAGGCCGTATTAATACCACAAGCAATATCAGCTTTGTTTGTATAACTTAAATCATCAAAAACGTAATCCTGTACAGAACACGGCATTTTTTTAACAACACCATCATACATGTAAAAAGAATTATCAGACATCCAATAAGAACGACCATTTATTTCTATCGCTGCATGTTGAGCAATAAGACCACAGTTCGCCCCAAGTTGTCTTAAACCAAAAGTAAAAGGTGTGCCAACAAACTGAACACCATGAAGTGATGTATCTGTCCAAACTAATATTTGACCTGATGATTTAACAGCACCTACTATTCTAGAACCATCGGATATACGTAGTGAACCAGCTTCATTTGTTGCTACTGGTGTGTAGTCTGTAGCGTCTTCTCGATCAGAAAAACGAAACAACAAATCATCTTGTGTTGCTGTATTACCTATCGTTGTCTCTGTACCAAAAATCATTAAATGTCTTGTATCTGTTGATACCAAACTAAATCTTGATGCAGTGGGAGCATTAGATAAAGCTGTAGCTCTTGCATCTATTGCACCAGAAAGATCTTTTATAAATGTTCCTCCATCTAAAACAGTAGCAATTAAATCTTCACCAAAATTATCTAAAGACCAATTACGTCCTGCAACAACAACGTTTGAAGATGATCTTGGTGTATTCCAAGTGCTTAAATTCCATGTTAATGTTCCCCAACCATAACCATAAGTTGAAGCAGTAGGACCTGTATTAATTTGATACACAGCATTACCTGTTCCACCACCACCTGATGTTGATCCAGAAGCCGTGCTTGTATGCGTTACTGTATAAGTGCTTGAAGTAGGCACTGTAATAACTTCAAATTCTTGATTCATATCCAATCCGTCTATTGAACTAAAAGAATCAAAAGTAACAAAATCGCCTACTAAAGCGCCGTGACTAGCGTCTGTTACTGTGACTGTTGTTGTGCCATTTGTTGTAAAAGGATTTGATAATCCTGATGCTGTTTCTCTAATCGGAGTAATATCGTAAACTTTACCTTCAGAGTATAAATATAGTTTTCTATCAGTGCCTAAAGCAAGATATCTGGTTCCGTCTAGACCAATCCAGCTATGCGTATCACGGACCACGCCAACAATAGCTTTATTAGGATTTGGTAAATATGACCAGCCTTTCCATCTTTCAGGCTTTCCGTAGTGAAATCGAACAAAGTCGGAATCAACATACTTACGTTGATCCCCTGCTGAATAAGCAGTATCTTGTTTATCAATGCCTGGTTGGAACTTTAAATCGACTAATTTCATGTTGGAGTATACTAAATTATTTATTGTTTTGTGGCAAGAATTGAGTACCTACATGACCTCTAAATGAGTAATTACCCATGTGTGTCATACCGCTAGCAATATCAGCATATATTTTACCACCTATTTTTTGCCATAAACGACAAAAAGCATAGTCTTCAGATAAATATCTTTTAGTATCTGGCTCTATCATTGTATCAAAAAAAGCATAGTTCCAATCAGAATTATCATGATAGCCAAACGTTTTATCATGAGGGTCTCCTAAATGTTGATCAGATTTAAATCTAAGATGAGGATACGCCAACGCCATTTTTTTAAAAACATTTCTTTTTATTAACATAAAACCTGTTGCACCATCCAATACTTCAATAAAACCTTTATTTACAATTACTTTTTTTGGATTTTTAATATTTAAGTTATATTGCAAGGAAGCTGCATGTAATTCATCTTCTTTAATATTTGGATTATCCTTTACTTTTTTAATAGCCCTTGTCCAATCAATAACTTTTCTTGGATAAACACCTGTTACTACGTCCTCGTCTAAATCCAACATACGAAAAACTGATTGAGGATCAAAAGATAAATCAGCGTCTATAAATAAAAGATGAGTATATTTTTCTTCATCCATAAATAATTGCACTAACGTGTTACGAGCCCTTGTTACCAAAGACTCATTACCTATAGTTCCAAATTGTAGTTCTACTTTTTTTTGTGCGGCTAAAGCTGTAAGCTGTAAACAGCTTTTAAAGTAATCGGCTGTAAGCATATTACCATAACAAGGTGTACCAATAAAAATTTTATTCATTAAAAGTATCTGTTTCTTTATAAAAAATATTTAATGTGTACCTGTTAGAACTATCACCGAAAGATTGCAGATCTGAATGTGGTATTTTCATGCCATTAAAAAATAAAGCTCTGTTTTCTACAAAACCTATATGTGAAGACAATACCCATTTATTCATTTTATTATCATGCATAAACCCTGTGCCATTATTAAGAAGGGGTTCGCCTTTTACAAAAAATAGAAAGTTAGCAACATTACCTTTATCCTCATCAGTATGAAACAAAGCTTCTTTGTTATTTTGTCGTAAATGTGCACATACGGATATTGGTTCAAGATTTCTATGCGGAAAGAAATATTGTTTAATTAATTTAATTAAGGGATCATTATGAATACTTTTATCAAAAGTATGTCGCATGCCATATAATTGACCCTCTGGATTTTTTACTTCCTGATATTCTAATTTTGTTACGGTATCTTGAAGTGATTTTAACGTAGCCTCATCTAAAAAATCATCAAGGTACATAACAAATTTTGTTTGGTTAGTATGTTGCATAATTATTTATAATTTTTCTTTTTCCAAATTTTATTTTTGTAAGCATTAAATGACGATGATATGGTTTTAAAATTAAAAATCTGTAACTTTTCTACCAAACCATCATCTTTAACAATATTCATTTTCCAATCATCTCTTTTAAAAGGAAACACTAAACAGATAGGATCGCCTTTTTTTAACATTTTTTTTTGACCTTTGCTTGAATCCCAATCCGTTAAAAAGAAAGGAAAGTTTATATAATTTTCGTATATGTCAGTGTCTACAATACCAGTAACCAGCCTAAAATCTCTTTTTTCTGTATTAAAAGGAGAGGTAAATAAACAACTATAACCTGGAGGAGTCTTTATCATCCAAGGATTTAAAAATTTAAGAGCCATAGGTATTTCATTAGGATAAACCATAGATTTACTTATTTGTTCATTTGCATGATCAGTAATACCAATATTCATTTTATGCATCCAATCATCGCCTGCAGATGTTTCGATACTTCTTGCTGATGGTATTACATCTAATTGAAAAGTATTTTCTTTTGGAGTGGTCTTTATAAACATAAAATCTATAGGAGATAAAATAGCGTATCCCATTGTAACACTATCTAAAACAGGCTGACATTGTTTCACTGTAGCATGTAATATTTTTGATGAATAAATATGATTTTTTAGTTCTTTATACCAATTAGGCACAACTTTTTTTATAGGAACAGGATGTTCCTCAATTAAATCAGCAAATTGACTTATAAATTTTATTTCATTGTTTAGCATAATCCACCTTTAAATATTCTATTTTCTTTAACCAACCTTTAGGTATGGCTATTGCACCACCACCTGTAATGTCTTCTTTATCTTTACTATACGAACGCATAATAATTATTTTTTCTTCACCATTATGTATCATCCACCCCACTTCTTGGCACACGGCTAACGGAGCATCCATAACTTCTTTTATATCTAGCCAACCTGTTTCTGTATCACGAGCATCGAGCCACGTCACACGGACCATAGGCACTTTGTTAATGTCAATCATTAATAGGGTCTTTTTTCTTTAAATGTAAATTAAAAGAAACAGATCTTCTTTCCTCGTTCGGTGTTCTAAATGGATAGACACCATGAGATAACCAAGAGGGAAATAAATATATTGCACCTACTTCAGGCGTTGCTTGATGTTTATGTCCACTAAAAGTTGCGGCTTGACCACAATGCCAAACTATATCTCCTACACATGGATAATGATCTTCTTTTGCATACTCATCTGGTAAGCTTGGTGGTACTCGTAAATAAATCACACCAGATAGTTCACCTTGATGTATATGAAAAGGATTAAAATCTCCCGACCATTGGCTCACGACCCACATAGATTCAATAACCATCTTACCAACATACTCAGGTGATATGGTATCACTAGCAGGTGGTATAGAAATATACTGTTTAACTATTTGACCTAATGCACCTATTAAAGGTTCAAAAGTTTTACTTCCTAAATCTTCTTGAGGATAACGAACTTCTTTTTGAACATTACCAGCTAAGTTCATAGAGTGATCATATTTTTTAGATAATTTTTCATCATCTAATAGTTCTGTTGCTCTATCATCTAAAACTTTAATTAAGGTATTAGGTAATTTTCCTTGTAATATTGTTGGACCGAATGGTCTAATAGCATGAAATTCTACTTCAGTTGACATGATATCCCTTTCATTCTTTTTAAATATCTATTGTCATATAGCAAATATTTGCCTATAAATATAGGATTAAATACTTGGCTTAATTACAAGGGCAGCCTCCTTGCATTATATAACAATCATGATTTGCAAAAGGAGAACATGCTAAAGAAGATTTTTAAAGCTGCTAAAAAAGCAGCTCCCATTATCGGCGCAGGACTAGGCTTTTTATATGGTGGACCTATGTTGGGTTCAGCTTTAGGTGGCGGTCTTGGTAGTCTAGTTGCAGGTAAGAGTCCAAAAGAAGCTCTTAAATTTGCTGCACTATCTGGATTAGCAGGTGGAACTCTTAGTAGATTTGGTGGTCTTCAAGCTGGGCAAGGATTGGGTGGACTATTTGGTAGAACGGCTGCAACAGGAACAGCAGTACCATCAAGTGTTCTTAATGCTGCTTCTAGCAGTAATCCAGTTGTAGGTAAAATTGCACTTAAAGATGCAATAATGAAAGGCGCAGTGCAAAACCCGGGTGGCGGAAGTGTTCTTGGATCAATAGCTAATTTTGCAAAAGCTAATCCTTTAACAACAGCATCAACTATCGCAGGATTAACTGGACTTCTTGCTGCTAATAAAGAAGAAGAAAAGAAATCTTCATCTTATGAAGATATATATGGTAAGGTGCCAGGCTTTGCTAATATAGGTGATGCACCTATAGGTGGAGTTAACTTGGTTCCTTTTTCTCAGTACGGACCTAACTTAACACAAAGAGCAATGGGTGGAGAAATAAATGGTTTAAAAACTTTAGGTTTAAGACAAGGTGGTTTTCCTCGTAAGAATGGTAAAATAGCTGGACCGGGAACCGAGACTAGTGATGATATACCAGCAATGTTAAGTGATGGTGAGTTTGTTATTAATTCAAAAACTGTAAGAGGACTTGGCAGAGCGATGGGTGGTAAAGGTAAACAAGATACTAGAGACAGAGGATCAAAATTCCTTTATAGTTTACAAGATAAATATGGAGGCAAAAGATAATGGCTGACGAAATAATACAAAGACAGCAACAGGCTCCTTATATTGAAAAAAGATCTGAGCAATTACTTGCATCCGTATTTGGTGATCCAAACGCTGTTAGAAGAAAAGACGCAGATGGTAAGTTTACAGAAACAGAAGAAGCTTTTAACTTACGTAAGTTTGGTAGAGCAGGCATTGCTCAAAAAATACCAGGATATGAGTTTGCAGGATTTACTCCAGAACAACAACGAGCTTTTGGTTTAGCAAGTCAAAATATAGGAGGTTATGCTCCAGCATTACAAGCAGGTTTAGCACAAACAGGATTGGGAGCTACAACGCAAGCCATTGGTGCAGGAACCATGGCTCAAGCTTCACCTTTATTTCAAGGTGCAATACAAGCATACGATCCAAGATCAGCGAAAGCGTTCATGGACCCATACCAACAACAAGTTACACAACAAGCATTAGCTGAATATGATAGACAAGCACAGATTGCTCAACAAGGTTTAGCTTCTCAAGCACAAAAGGTAGGTGCTTTTGGAGGCTCACGTATGGGTGTTCAAGAAGCAGAACTCGGTAGAAATTTAGCGGATATTAAATCAAGAAGAATTTTTGAAGACTTATCACGTAACTATCAACAAGCTCAACAAGCAGCGATGGGTGCTCAAGAGTCACAACAAAGAAGACAGTTGTCTGCTGGTCAAGGCTTAGGTCAATTAGGTCAAGCCTTTGGACAATTAGGATTAAATCAAGCAAATATAGGTAAAACTCAAGCTGGTCTTGGTGCACTTGGTCAACAACTTGGTCAAGCAGATATTCAATCACTACTAGGTGTAGGTGGTATGCAACAACAATTAGGTCAAGCACAAATGGAAGCTGCTAGACAACAACAAATTCAAGCACAGCAAGAACCATTTAGAAGACTTGGTTTTGCTAGTGATATATTACGAGGCACTCCAAGTAGCAGTATTCAATATACTCAACAGCCACCTGTCAATCCATATGCGCAAGCACTTGGTCTTGGCATTGCAGGAATAGGAGCTCTTGGTCAATTCGGTCAAGGCTTTGGTGGTTTATCACAAGGCTTTGGTAATTTGTTTGGAGGTGGTAATTAATGCCAGCTCCTATTATGGCCGCAGGTAGTTTAGCATTAAGAGCTCTTCCTTATTTATATAGAGGTGCTAAAGCTATTCCTGGTGCCGTGAGAGCAGGATTGGGTTATTTTAAACCTTATCAAATGTCTTCTGGTGTTAGAGCATCTGGTAATCAGATTATTCAAAGTGGTAAATATGCAGGGCAAAAATTTAAGGATGTTTATCCTAATCTTTATCAAAAAGGAAACATGCCTAGGTTTAATATAACGAGCACATCTAAATCTAACATAGCATTGCAATCACCTTTTTATTTTGGTGCAGCTATGCAAGGTTATGATTACTTAACAGATGAGGCTGAACAAAGTGTAGCCGATGGACAAAGAACAGTACCTAGTCCTGCAACTCCGGGTGGTCCTGCAGGTATGACAATAGAAGAAGGTGAAAAAGCAGGAATAATAAAAGATAAAAAAGAAAAACCCGACGATGCTAAAATAACAAGTGATCAAATTAAGTCTGGAGAACTAGATGACTTTATTAAAGAACGTATAGACTTGTTTGAGAAATACATTGGTGATGACACAAGAAAAAGAACAAAGACTGCAGGCTATAATGCTATGGTACAGTTTGGTTTAAACCTTGCTACAAAAAGAGGTAGCTTAGTAGAAGGTATTGCAGAGTCTGCAAAAGAACCATTAAAAGAATTTGCTAAACTAGGAAATGATTTAATGGATCGTGCACAACAAATTAAAAAAGCTGGTATTGAGGCTGGTGTTTCTGCTTATGAAAAATCAGAAGATCGTAAGATTGATGAGGCTGCAATACAAGCAGATATATTAAGAGAAAAAATTAAACAACAAGCTAAAACATTATCACCAGGAGAATTTGTTACAGCAACAATGCAAGATGTTGCTAGTAATCAAATTCTTCTTGATTCCTTACTTGATCCTTATTACAAAGATGGAAAAAGAATTGAGGGTTCTCCAAGTGATGAACAAATCATTAGAAAATATGCTGAAAATCAATATAAATTTTATAATGCTACAGAAATTCCATCGGGTGATGCAGGGAGAGAGCTTTATGAATCCTTACCTAGTGGAACGTTGGTTTATTATAATGGTGAATTTATAAGAAAACCATAAGGAGATAAAATGGTTAAAATATTTGACCCCTCTGGAAATCTTGTAGAAACAGTTAGTTCTCAAGATAAAAGCACTGACATAATAAATAATAAAAAATTAGACCCCTCTGGAAATCTTGTAGAAGTAGAAAAACCTATGGGTGTAAACTTTAAATTTAATTCAACTACTAAAAATCCAAAAAAGGAAAAAGAAGAAGGTTTTTTTGAAAAATATATTGCTGATCCTATAACAGCAGGGGCTGCAGGTATTGGTGAAGGTGCTTTTAAACTAGCGGAGGGAACACTTACTCTTGGAACTATACTTCTTGATCTTGGTGTAGGAACAGATGTTACAAGAAAAGTAGAAAAATATTTTGATGATAATAAAATTTTACAAGCTTTGGAAGACAAGGCCGACGACTCATGGACTGGTACAGTTACTTCTGTGCTAACACAGTTTGGTGTGCCCGGGGGTGTTGCCCTTAAAGCAGCTAACGGATTAATTAAAGCTAGAAACATAGGTGGTAAAACAGGTTTTATTTCTAGAAGACCAAATGTAACAAAAGCATTACTTGCAGGTGGTGCTGAAACTGCTGCAGCAACAAGTGACATGGGCACATTAGGTGATCTTATTGGTATGGGTCCAACACAGACAGATGACACGGATGATATTAATGCAACAGGTCGTGAACTTGCGGCTAAAAGACTAGCAAATAAATTTAAGTTTGGTGTAGAAGGTGCACTTGGTTTTACATTATTTGATAATGTAGTATTTCCTGCGGGAAAAGCATTATTTAAAGGTTCAGCTCCTGCTTTTACAGGAATGTTAAAACATATAGGTGTTAATAAAAACAACATAAAATTTTTAGAATTTGATCCAGAAAAAAATGCAAATGTTTTAAAAGAAAAAGCTATTGATGAAGGTTTTCAATTTAATAAAAATAATATTTTACGATGGGTAGATAAAAATGTTCTATCTCCATTTCGTGCAAGAGGTAGTTTACCAAAAGAAGTATTTGAAGCTAATAGAGAAAAAATAAATAAGTTAAGATCAGTTGCTGAACAAGTAAGAGTTGACACTCTTGATTTAGAAAAAGCAGTGCAACAAGCAATAGATCCTAGAATAGGTGGCGCTATAAATCAATTAGACAAACTTGGTATGAGACGAAGAGAAAAAATGATGGAAAGCATTTATGATTTTTTAACAAGTGGAAAATTTAAAGACAAAATAAATGTTAAAACAGGAGCCAAAACTCCTGTGACAACTGAAGAATTAACAACAGCAATGAAAGAATTTAACATACCATCGGAGTTATTACCTTACATACAAAAAATACGAAGCTCAATAGATGGAATGAGTGATAATTTAGCAAAGATGGATAACTTCACTTTAAAAGACGGAGAAAAATTTCAAAAGATTGTAGCAGGTAATATTGGTGAATACATGACAAGAAGTTACAGACTATATGGAAGTAAAGTAGAAAGAGGTCAATGGTTAAACACTTTAAATAACACAGCAGAAGGTCGAGCTATTAAAGAAAAAGCTAGAATATATATAAAAAATAATAATCCAGGTATGTCTGATGACATGATTGAAGTAGAGTTAAAAAATCTATTGGCTGAAAATAAAGAAAATGTTTTAGGTGGTGCGATATCAAGAGTTGCTAAGTTCGACAGTGAAATACAAAAAGTAAGACAAGATATACCAGGGCCATTAAGAGAACTACTCGGTGAAGTAAAAGATCCTATTAAACAATACATGAGAACTGCCGCTAAAATAAATACGTACATTGCAGATACAAATTTTTTTAACACTTTACTTAAAAAGGGGAAAGGTAAATATTTTTTTGAACCACCTAAAGTGCTTAGAAAAAAAGTTGCAGATGGTGATGCTACCGCTGACGATTTTGCATCAAGCACTGTTCCTATAGGGGAAGGAGGTTTAGAATTTGGTTCTACTATAATATCTGATGGTCCTTTAAATGGGTATAAAACAACACCAGAGATAGCAAAAGCATTAGAGAATATAAGTAATTCAAAACAAAATGCTGATACATTAGCGTCTCTGTACTACAAAGTTTTTCTTGGACCAAAAGCATTTACACAAGAAGCAAAGACAACTTTGTCACCTATAACACACGCTCGTAACGTTATTAGTGCAGCATCTTTTACAGGGATGAATGGTAACTTTTTTCAAAACCCACTTCGTTTTGCAGAGGATATGAAGAGAGCATACAAACTGGTAACAGCTAGATCTAAAAGTGCAATTGAATCTGACATGGGTAGAAAATATTTTAAAAATGCTGATGAATATAAAAAATACGTAGATGAATACACAGAATTACAGGAGCTTGGTATTATTAATACAAGTGCGAGACTAGGAGAGATTACACAGAGTTTGGATGAAATAAGCTATGGTCTACAAAATCTTTCAGAGGAAGGTAAAATTTATACAATGCTTCGTGGATGGGGTGATAAAACAGGGTTTAATAAACTACGTGGTGTTGCAAGAACAGCATATCAAGCGGAGGATGATTTATATAAAATACAAAATTTTTACTCTGAACAACGTAAGTTTACTAATGTTTATCAAAAAATGTATAATCAAAATCAAGCAAAGTTTATAGATGATTATGCAGATGAAATTGCTAGAGTAAATCCTACTCTTACAAGAGAAGAGGCTTTAGCTACAATGAGAACTGAAAAGGGTTTTGATAGATTTATAAAACTAAAAGCTGCTGACACAGTTAAAAACAATATACCAAACTATGATTACATAGGTGCTTTTGGACAGGCACTGCGAAGATTACCTTTAGGTAACTTCGTATCTTTTCCTTTAGAAATTATTCGCACAGGTGTTAACACAACAAGACAGGGATTGAGAGAAGTTTTAGATCCGAGTGGTAAACTTGTAGGTATAGGAACAACGAGACTTGCAGGTGTTGCTACATTTGGTATTGGTTTAGGTAAAGGATTACAAGAAGGAGCTCAACTTGTAGCTGGTGTATCTAATGAACAACTTAATGCATTAAGAGAGTATCTTCCTGAATGGTCAAAAGACTCTACACTTATTCCTATTAAACAAGGTAATCAGTTATATTATATTGATTTCTCTCATACTAATGCATACGATATTTTAACATTGCCTCTTCGTGCAGCAATGAATGGTTATGATGCAGCAAGAGATCAAGGTCAAGGTGTTATTCAAAGTTTTGATGACGCTGTTTTCAGAGCGGCGGGTAAATTTGCAGCACCTTTTGTTGAAGAATCAATTGCTACACAATTTATATTAGATGTTACAGCAAGAGGAGGGGAAACATCTACAGGAAGAAGATTGTGGAATCCTCAAGATGATTTAGGAACAAAAGTAACAAACACTCTTACTGAATTATTTAGAACAGCTTCTCCTGGTTCATTAGCACAATTTAGAAGATTATATCTTTCTGGTTTTGGACAGAAGGATCAGTACAATAGAGGATACAAGTTTTTAAATGAATCGAGTGGTTTACTTGGTTTTAGAATACAAAATCCTTTTGTTGAAGATGGTATAAATTTTAAAATTTCTGATAACAAAAGAGCTGTGGCTGACTCTAAAAGATTATTTACAAGTGTTGCTTATAAACCAAATGCTACATCAGCAGAAATAATAGATGCTTATAATAAAGCAAATGATGCTAAAAAAAGAAATGATCAAGCTTTATTTAAACAAATACAAGCTGCTAGAATATTAGGCGTGGGGGATAGACAAATAAAAAAAATTATAGGAGAAAGATATTCTGCCACAGAATCAAGAAAACTTTTAAGAAATCAATTTACACCAATAAAAGTATCTGATTTTGCATTTCAAACTATGAAAAAAAATTCAATGACAAGAGATGGAAGTGATATCAGTAGAGTAGTGAGAAGAATAACAAACGATATATACAGAGGACAAAGTAGAACAACCTTATTTGATAATCCTAGTAATTTATTTGATAATATAATTAACATTGTACCATCAGAACCACTAACAACTAGGCCGAAAACAAGTGATGCAGCGCCTCTCATAAGCTCTGCACCTACTGTTACAACACCTATTGCACCGAATGTTGTTCCTGCAGGAGGAACAATTTCACAAACAGACAGATCTCAACTTGCCAAAAGCGGTAATATTGATATAACTGAAGCATTAGTAAATAGAGGATAATATGGCAAGTAAACGTAGAGGTGGAAGAGCAAGTTCTAAAAGAAGACGAGCAGCAGCTTCAGCTAAAAGAAGACGTGATGAAAGAGCTGGTATTGACAGAAGAGGTGCTTACTTATCTAGTAAAAACAAAAGATCAAAGCCTCAATATCTTACAGGTAGAGATGCTGCAGCAAGAGGAATAGCTACAGCTAATAAACAAAAAAATTTACAACAAAGCATAGGTAGTCTTGATAGACGAGTTGATAAAGCTTTGGAGGATGGTAACACAGACTTAGCTAAAGATTTACGTTCACGACAAAATAAATTTGTAAAGCAGTTAGGATTTGAAAGAGCTAAAAACATAGGTGGTGGAACTATTCAAGGCAATGTTAGAACAAGTAGTGGTGCTCCTTTATTAACAACAAGAGGCTTTGATGAGTTTCAACGAACCGTTGATGAAGACTTTATAGATCCAACAAGAAAATTACAGAATCTTTACCCAGATGACTTCGCTAAAATGTATCCAATTACAAATGTATTACAAAGAGGTCCTTTAGCATTTCAAGGAATACAAGCTGCACTTGGTGATAAAGAAAGAAAACAGATACCTTACAGTTTAGAAGACATGCCTAGTGTTAGATATCCTTTGGATGATGTGCCAGTAAGAACAAGATCAGATAGACAAGAAGCATTTGAAGAGGGCTTTAAAACTGAAGAACCTGTATTTAATGCTCCTGTTGAAGATGTGCTCATGCAAAATATTTTTGCAGAAAACGATGAAGATTTAATTCTTCCAAATATGGCGCCTTTCATAGACAAAGAAACAAGAAATGAAGTATTTGCTCCAGACGTAGATAACCTTCCAGCTAATAATTTTGCTGAATTGGATAGAGAGTTTCAAGAAGATCAAGCACGAATAGACGCAGAAAATGCTCTACAACAATCTTTAAAAGATGAAGCGCAAAGGCAAAAAACAGCGCAAATTTTAAGTGGGTCTGGATACAACTTAAATGAAGACGTAATAAATAATTTATTTGCTCAAGATTTTTTACAAGAGGGAACGAATTACTTTCCTAATTTAAGAAAAGGTACATCTAATCCTTTAATAGATGAAGCTTTAGCAAGTTACTACGATAGTCTTAAATGATTAAGAAAGTTAACATCACTGCAATTATTATTGCAGGTATAACTGTTATCTACAGTTATGGGATGTTAGTAAATAGAGTTGTTGCCAATGAAAGTAAGATAAAAGATTTAGATATGTTGCGTATAGACGCACGGCTCTCGGTTATTGAAGCAAATGTTGTAGCGATCAATGATAAAATAGATCAAGCTATTAATTAAGTTTCTTTTCTAATATCTTCTATACATTCAATAGAGAAACGAAAATACTTATTCATCTCAAACTTTTGCCAATTCCCAGCGATTGTTTCACATTGTTCTTTAGGCATTGGTTCTTTAAGCACCATTTGATTGCCTGTGTACACCCAAGTGTCACCATTATAGCCCCATAAACTTATCACTAATACAAATGTTTTAATCATTTTTATAGAAGTAGCACTTTCCTTCTTTAGTTACCATGAGTAATTTTACACCCATTTTTTTCTGTATTTTTGTGGTCATTCTTCTTATCTTATGACCTGCATGTGTGCCTGTTTTTCTTATACTTTCGCTCTTTACATCTATCTTTATTATTTTTCCTTTATCATTTAAAGCAATCAAGTCGCACGGCCCAAGACCACTGATGTTATGAAAAACGTAGTAATTTCTTTTAGTTAGCCAGTGCATGGCTACAAGATGGTTTAGAAAACCAATCTTTTGCTTTCTATTCAATCTCTCCCCACGAAGGTCCTACCTCGCAGTCT